CTTACAATCTTGGTTACTGTGTAATTAAGAAAACTAACATGGGATACTTAGTTACAGATAAGATTTCTCGTGTGTTTAAGTTCAAAGATATGGATGAAGTGTTAAACCATATACTAAAAACATTTTGGTAGAAATACTAAAAAAATATTTAAGCACATATAACTTGTGTGCTTAAATTCACATGAGTACGTTTTAATGTTTTCTTTAGATTAAAAGGAGTTAGTGTGCAATTAAATCTTAATACTGTAAATGATGTAAGGTTTGGATGGAGAAACGACGTGTTTCATTATACTTGTGAACATGGTGTTATTCATTCAATTGAAAAATCTGATGTACAAATGTTAGAGCTTTTCTTAATGTCTTTGTTTGCCAACGATATAGCTTTTCAAGAAGCTAAAGAAAAGGCTGTCTCAGAGGTAAGTAAAAGAATCGACGAATTAAAGAATATTCCTAAAGAGAAATATGTAAGATGCAGGTTTAATCTACTAAAAGATTCTGAAGATAAGATTAGTAAGAAAGCGTATGTAAAAGAGCTTAGAGCTCGTTATGAAAAAGAGTTCTATTTCGATGAAAAAGATTATAAGATCTTTGAATTAGACAGCACATTCATTTTTGAGTTTAGAGAGAATTGTTTTACTATTAGGCATCCACTTACAGACATGAAAGTAAAACTTAACTATGATCATCGTGATCCATTTGAGGTCTTTTTAGATATTATAGATTATTAAAAAAATATACGGTGTTGTCAATAGGGTGTGTGTTAAACTTTTTTAAATAGATTGTACTATGTTGAAATTTAGAGATGAGGTATATAATCCAGAGACGCTAAAGAAATTAGCGTCTACTGGTTTTGATTATTCATTGACAGATACTGATGAAATGGTATTAGATCATGCCGTTGAATCAAATATTAATCTTGCTATTAAATTAGAAAATAAGTATTACTTACTTCTAAAAAATAGTAAATCACTGGCTACGAGCAAGTCTTTTAAAGTGATATCTAAAATTACTTTAAAGAAATGTAGAGTAGAAAAAGATATGCCTCTTCAAAATAGAGCATATGGACATATGAGTACACACATGTACGATCAGAGTAGAAATCGGTCTTATTCACGTTAATCAAAAAGGAAATTTAAAATGGCTAAAAATACAGAAGCAGTTAATGAATTAGCTTCTAAACTAAAAGGTTATTACACTTTCAAAGATGGTGTGTGTACAGTAAAAGACGATATCGTTACAGCAGAATTGCCAGATGGTCTCACTAAAGACCAACTAGTGGCAGTAAACGATCATTTTTCTGTATTCTATCCTGCAAATGCAAAAGCATTTGGTGAAGGGTCGATAGAACACATGAAGAAGAATAAGAGTGTAGACGATATTAGTGTTAGTGTACCATTAATTGGTAAGAACACTATGAACATGAACATGTCTAGGAAAGAAGATTACAAGGTAGTAGGCACTGATAAGACAGTCACTCATTATGGTGTGCTTACAGCCACTGTAAGCACCTACAGCGCAGATCAAAAGAAATCTGATATGAAGGTAGTACGTGAAGAATTAAGAGAGATGGCACTAGCTGCTCTTGGTAAATGATTTAAACAACTCTCTACTTATTATAATTGTGATGGCTGCACAAATTGCAGCCATCATATAAAAATATTTTTTATATGATAATAAGTCAAACAAATAATTTACTAAAGTATATTAAGAACATATCTATAACAGATGAAATAAAAGTAGTAATAACAAATGCATTAATTTCTTTTGAATTTATAGCACCATATAAAAATGGTAAAAAAACATCAGTAACTGATTTATATGGAATAAAAAGAGATATATGCTTAAACAACTGTAAAGAATATATTGATGCAATTAAGTTTTATGAAGTAGAAAAAGTGGTATTTTTTTCTAGTTACAATTGTGATAAATGCACAATACGCACTTGTGTACATCATGACAATTTATTTATTAAACTTAACAAAAATTCAGATGTTACTTTTAATATTAAAATGGGTTATAACAATATATTTTCTGATATATTAAACGAATACATTTTAATTGTAAATTCTAAAAAATGAATAAAATAATTGATAGCATAATACCCTACTCCTTTTATTAGGAGTAGGGTATTATGACACATATATTTTTTTATTATGGGCGAATAGCTTGTTCTCTTAGCTCAGATACACCACCAGCAAAACCACGACCGACTGCATCCACATCTGCATGAATATTTTGTACAAATGCAGGACGAGCGTACGGATTAGCATTAGTGAAGTTAATTTTGTCTAGTATAGCTTGAGCAAAACTAATTACACCTAGTCCAGTCTGACTAATACCAGTAAACTCTACAGTGAGTTCGGAGAGCTCACCTGATGCAGTAAGATCACGCTTACCAGTAATGTCACCAGTGCCTTTTGGATACATGTTAGTAGTAAGCCATGCTTTAGCTACTTTTACATGAGTAGGATCTGGTTCCATAAATAACATAGTAGCAGAATACATGTCAGCTAACATATCTGTTACTCTGTTTCTACTATTTTCTTTAGTTACAATACCTGGCACTTTACTATCTGGATCCCCAATTAGATTAATGATCCAATCATGTAAAAAGTTTTGAATAGGTCTGCCGTACAGATCCACAAATGTAAATGATGGGTTAGAGCGCTGGCGAGTTACATTAATTATATCTTGATGCATTTCACCTGCACCACCCACTGCAGTTTCTGCACCAGCATCTACTTCTAGCCCAGAATTAAATCCATCAATAGACTTAGCATGCACTTCTACTAATGATTTTAGAGCTGTTACCCAAAATGGGCCATCGTCCAATAATCTAAAACCAGCTGGTGGTTCTACTAATAAACAAATTAAATTGCGACGTACATAATGGGTATTACTTACCCATTCGGCTAAGTTTGGTGCAAAACCATTTTGAGCACCATACTTAAGATCCGTCATTGGCGCTTTGCCTTTAGCATAAGCACCACCTAAAATTGCATCTGATAATCTAGACATAATGATGATCTTTCAAAATTTTTTTAACTGTTACTCTGTTGCATAATCAGACATTCTGTATGCCTGAACTGAAAGAGTCATGATTGATCGCATGTTGTTCGCAAATATCTTGATAGGAAGCGTCCATGAGTAACCACGAGCTTTATCTGCATCAGAAATATAGGCAGCAGGCACAATCTTAAACATGCTAGCAAAACGCCCCACAGTGAGCTGTTCTACACGACGGTTAACTCTGTCTACCAACTGTGCATCAGTGAGCGCTACAGAGCCTGTAAACTCTCTCCAGACACGCTCACCTACCTTTTGTAACTCAACACATGCCATCATGGTAAAGAAACTATTTAAGACAGATGTATCGTTATCATACACAGTTTTAATAGCAGGGAAAAATAGATTCTTTCTACTGAAAGATTGCACCCAATTTAGACCCTCTTCCCATTCTTGATTTCTCACTGAAGCAGGAGTATAAGTGACATTTACATTGTCAAACATAGTAACTTCATTATTTGGTGCTTTATCAAACAATAACTCAGCATTCCAAATACCGTTGCCTGAACCCATCATGTCTGCAGCTTTAGAGGCTAACTCTAATGTCAATGGTAATTTTTTACCATATTGACTATTTCTAAGAGTGCCATATCTGCCTACGATGACACCACGCATAACCGCTGTGCCGTAATATTCAGATTCAGGATATGATTGCAGGCGAGTACGCAGTGCTACTGCTACTGAGAGCTCTTGTGCAGCAGTCATAGGTTCACCGTCTACATCATAGGTAGACAATACTACTGCTGTATCTTTTCTCTCAGAGATAAATTTACATAGTGCCATTTTAGTTTCTATTGCGAAACCAGAATCATAAATAATTGATTCTACATGAACAGCAGTATCCATCAGGTTGCTATTAGGATCAGCATACTCTGATACTCTTTGAGCTACTAGTTCTGCAAATGAGCGAGGCAATTTACCTGCATGTGCAGCAAAATCCCATCCAGATTCACTATGCTTAATACGATCGACTAATTCATTAAAAGAAGGTCTCATTTCCATTTTCCTTACTGTAAAAAACAAAAAAGTTTATTTATTTCATAAAAACAAACTAGTGTTTTTATTCTAGTTTGTTTTTATGTATTTTAAATATTATTTAACTTAAGGTGTATAAACACCTGGAGTGGGAGACTCAAACATAGTACCATCAAAACCACCTGACATATAAATATTTGTATTTTCTGTCAGTCTTACTGTATTAATAGTAGTAGCTTCTAGCTTCAAAGTATTATAAGGAGCACCATTAGAATTCTTTGCGCTAAAGAAGTTATATAACCACATTGTATCAGAAGTAGGGGTATCGATGAAATCATACAAATAGTTTGTATTTGAGTTAGTATGCTCTATTTTAGAGAGCTTTTCAACTAGTGCACGAATGATATCATTGTAAATTACTAATTTACCAAAATCACCATATTTTAATGCAAAGCGACTATCTTTGAGATTTTGATATCTATCAATGAAAATATCTTCTAGAGAAACTTTAGAATCAGTTGATGGATCAATCTGATATGGCTTTAATGTAAAATCTAAATAAGATTCAGCAAATTCAGATTGTACAATATAAGGTGTAGCATTAACTGCACTTCTTCTTATAACTTGAATTCTAAATGGATATGCTTTTAGATTACTTAGAATAGTGCTATTGATATTGCTATCTTCATCAGGTGCCCAAATACGAAGTCCACTATTATTAAAGAATTCACCTTCTGATGAAGCTTGAAATTCTAAGATTGGATAGAGACTAGATGTAGCTGCAGTTAATGCATTTACTTGAGAGCCTGTTTTAACACCTTCCATACCGAAAGCAACTGGATTTAGGCCTTTGTAATATGCAGAGTTTTTATGCACTACTACCCAACGACCAATAGCACCAGTTACTTTTGGCACTAGTGGAATTAATTCACCCAGAGTACTGAGTTTATATTTTCCTTCTGAATCACGCTCATAAGTAGCAAGTTCTTGACCCTCAAGTAAATCTAGACATAACAGAAAATTAGATTTAGGACCAACATCGTCTGGTAAAATACGCTCAATCATTTGAGCGTTACCTTTTTCGTTAATGATATTGGAGAGTACTGTTTGATGTGTAGCGTAAGGCTTTCTTAAGTCAAAAGTATCTTCTCCATACATCTGGCTTCTTGAGTTACCTACTACTAATTGTGGTGAAGTAGGTCCTTTTTGTGCAAATAAATATACTTTAGGGCAATGAGTCGGAATTACTTCTGGCTCAATGATTGGCGTACGAATAGATAAATCCTGAGTGCCTCTCAGAATAGTCATTGGTGCGCCGTTGACAATAGTGTTTGAAGACATTTTATATTGATCCTTTGATAGAAGTGTTTATATTTAAAAATAAAAGTGTAAAGAAATACTTTATTACTGTAAATTAATCTGTACTATTTTCTTATAGGTTTAGATCTAATTTCAATTTGAACTTACCCCTACCTAAAGGAAGAGGATTCCTACTTCACAGAGACCTCATGATCTCTCCATAGGCTGACACCGCTGTCCCATCGGTGTTTTAAATACAAAAATACCGTAGTCCTTACGGTATATGTAATTATGCTACTATTTAGATTTTAATACTAATTCTAATATCCTTGGTTTTCGCATATTAGTTTTAATACTATTATTACTAATTAGTATTCTAATTTATCTAGCTTACTTTCACTGGGTAAACGCAGTGGTTTTACGCTCGTGTGTGATAAATAAACCACGCCTTTTTCTAATGGTACATCACAATATACTGGATTTTTATTGTTCCTAGTATACATATATTTGTGTAAGAAAAACAAACACAAGGCATACAATTGACACCATTGCAGTTCCCTAATAATTATCTTTTCTCTTTACTATATAATTTCGGAGTAAATAAACATGACAATTTTTAATAACATATACGACACCAGTGCTTGCTCTGGTTATAAAATGCAGCCAACAATAGATAAACTAAAATTAGCTATTGAATCAATGCAGCTACAAATTAAACCTCTAAAGTTAAAGAATCTCGATCTTACAATAGATATGGCTGTAATTACTGGTGGCAATACTGTAGAAGATAATATTGCTTATTTTTATCATCCTGTGTTTATAGACATAGATAATAAAAACTATTGTGTTATAGATGTAAGAGGTTATGGAAAGTGGTATGATCCTCAAAAAACATTTATTGTAAGAAATCAGCCTGAATATAACTGGCTAGTTAAAAGAGCAATATTGAGTTACATATGGAAGTATGATAGAGTAGAACCTATTAGAGATCTCTCTAGTATCATAGTAAGTACATACTGCTCTCTCATTAGTGAATCTATAGCTAGAAAATTTGCATTAGATCCTGCCGAACAAATTAAAATTTCTATTCTTGCAGGATTTTTTTATTATTGTTTATTCACAGATGATAAAACATTTGAAGATAACGATTATAATAAAATAGCAGGCAGTATTGCTAGAGCTATTAAAGCTCCTGCTCAAGAAATATTTGATATCATTGATGGACTGGATGTTATCGCAAATTTAAGTGCTTTCTGTGAAATTTTAAAAACTAAAGTCGACAGTGTTAGACTACAAGATTTTAATATAGGTGTATTAATTTCAATTGTATCTGGTAATTGGTTTGGTACCAATGCAAGAGAAAATGTAGCATGTGCATTAGAGCATGTACCCACATGGGTTATGATTTGTTATGCTAGTATTGATGAGAGAGCATTTAAGAGATCCGTATTAGCAAAATTAGTAGAAAGATTCTCTAAGGGTGCAAAAGACGAATACTTTATAAAATCATTAAATAGTTTAACTAAAACAGAAAAAGATTTAGATTTTTAATTTTTAAAAGGGCTACAAATGACTGACTATATAGTAGAACATGCCCTCTCCAACGTGTGGTGCACGCCTGATCAAGATACACATGTCATTATAAAACTAGCGAGAATTACACCTGGGTATGGTGCATATAATCACTTTAAAATGATGTGGATTGATTTTAATTTACCTATTAGAGGTAAAAGATTTCATGTCTTTCAAATTGGAGAAGTACATCCATTAATTGTCAATTTATTTGATAAATCAGAAAAATGGGTTAAGTTATCAGATTGTTGTGAACTCACTAGTACTGTAATTAATCTTTATTCTAGTAAAGGTGTTATGCTACCACGCTATAGAGCATGGTATTTGTTTAATGAAGAAAATGTGATCTTTATTGCAATAGAAGAAATACCTAGTATAGATTATAAATATACAAGTGATGATCTTTATTTTAGAGCATATAGAAATGCATTTTTTAATTCTACAAGATCAGCAACTATAGCTAAAGATATTGTTTGCTATGGACAAGATATTTCATTGCTATCAGACATTCATGCAATTAATCAAGAGGTGGCTATTTATAAAGCATTACCTGGTGATATAAGTATTTATTGCAATGGCAAGATTGTACCAGAAGTAACTTATACATATGTGAAAATTGGTGATTGTTTAGAATTTCTTTATGACGCCTCTATTAAATTAATTGTAGATTATAGTTTAAAAGATCTAATTACATTTGATAGTTTATTAGATAAAAAAGGAAAATATTTACTACATTACGATAAACAATATCCAGTCGATACTATTGATTATAGTGATGATATTGATCTGTATTTAATTGACTCTAGAAAAAATACAGGATTGTATTTTCATAAAAATGACGCTAGTTGTTTTAGATCTATTACATACAGAGATTATAGTGTAAATGTAGCTAATATAAGTGCATATATTAATAGCAATACAGATCTACTAGATTATAGATATACTTATATAAGAATGCATATAAGGCATTCTGGATATAAGAGATTATTGTCTTTTGAAAATAATAGAGTTAATCAACTCTATAAACTCAATGAGCAAGATATTCAAAGATCAATGCTTGCAATGGACAGTGTAGTAGATGTTTGGAGAGCTGATAATTTAGAGAATTCTACTTTTAGTGCTTTACTTGGTATGAAGTCTAAATATATCACACCTTCAGTGGTAGCACAAGCATATGGTTTTCATGCATTGATGAAATACTGCGCAAACGCACCAATTGACGTTATAGAGCATAATTCTCAGCGTGTTGCACCTGTACCTTATATCTTCAGAAAAAAGTCTACTGCGTTTGAATATGATCAAAATGGTGTACTGATTGATCATTACATACATTCAAATGAAGACTCTTATATAGTAACAAATGCAAATGCTAAATATGTAGAATTTATTTTTGGAATTGGATCAGATACTATTGATGAATATTACAATGTACACTCTTTAGTATTAGATGATAATTACGATTATCATTTTTATTATAGAGATAATGTGGATGTCTCTCCTAATAAACTTTGGAGAGATGTAACTGGTAGTGCTAAATATGCAGTAATTGATAAAGTAGCTACTTGGTTAGATGATACCGAGCATGAAGTATTAATTAGAAGTAATAAAAACTTTTTATTAAAAACTCTTACCTTTATGATCACTGATGGTATAATGAAATTTAATATTAGTAATTTACAAACTCTACCCACTGGTATTGTAGACAAATTAATGCTTGTACCAATGGGTGAACTCGATGTCTTTTTAAATGGTAGATTACTAATTAAAAACTTAGATTATTATTTTGACTTTCCTGTTATAAGAGTAGTAAATAAATCGTATTTAATAAATCCAGATACACAGTCACAAAAAATCACTATACGTTACACAGGATTATGTAGAAGCGATTTAACTATGATCGATAGTGTAGAGACAGGATTTATTAGAAATTCTGTAGTATCAAATAATAGAAAATACAATATTCATGACGATAAAGTATGCAAAGTGTATATTGATGGAAGACTATTTGCCCCTGATGATGTACATTTTAATGAAGACGGTAATTATTTCATATTACAAGATGATCTCAATGGTAGACCATATCAGATTGTAGACAGTGTGAGTCCTCTAAAAGGACTCACAAATGTAGATACATATTTACTGCGTGAAAATTCATTATCAACAGATAAGCAAATTAGTGATTATTTAACTATTAAAATACCTGAATTGTCCCCCGGTGATATGCTAAATCCGATGTTAGATTATCATTATCTATTTAGTCCATTTATGAATAAGATAATAGTTGATCTTAAATCAGGTTTACTAAGCAGTACTGTATTTTCTCAAAGATACAGTGATGCAGATATAGTAGATCATCTTAAAGATTACATGTATTTGTTAGCAAGAGATCCAGCTCAGATAGATAATATGCCTAATAGTGATTATATAAAAATAACACCTCACTGTTTTAACAACCCAATTACATTAACTGTATATCAATATTCTTTTATAATGCGTGTAAATAAGCTGCTTTGTAATAATATTATTGATATTACAGATTACATAGTAGTTTAAATATAATCTTTAAGGAATTATGTATTATGCCAAATCCAGTTAACACAGGTGGCATTATCGGTATCGATAATGTATCACCTCTGTATGATCCAGATAGAAGTTGGAGATCGTGGAACATAGAAGAGATATATTTAGGTGAGATTGCATCAAACAAATATGTACCTAAAATTAATGATATCGTATACGAAATTATTGGCACTAGCATTACACGATATATTGTAATGGATATCAATACAGATACACTAGTGCCAGTATTACAAAAAGAAGATACCAATAAACCTACAGACACTTTTAATGAGCACGATATACTCTACGGAGTAGGACCCGGTACTCAAAGTGATACATATAGAATTTATATTGATAAATCAGTAGCACCATATAGACTCAGTGTAGATGCTCGTCTTTCAGTAGCTGGCACTATGTGTAAATGGTGTAAGATATTTAAAGGCTCAGTAGTATCACATGCAGCAGTAGTAGTATCTAGAATGTATGATAGCAACGGAATACTGCTCAGTGAGAATGTACCATTAGAACTCGCAGGTGACTCTTTAGTACTCAATGTAGCTATTAAAACAGTATCGCCTTGTTATACAAATATGGATCTAGATGATGGTGAACTTGTTACTGCTGTTTTTTATGATGATCAAGGCTTTGTAGTATCAAAAAGACAACTCTTAGTAGAGAACACTAGTTTCATAAGAGCAATAGATGCATCTGCAAAATACATCGTAGCAATAGGATTAAAATCTCCATTCTTAAGTAATACAAATTCAAAGTTAATTCAATTTCCATTGAATGTACCAATGCAGAGTTTAAACTTAACTGGTGTAGTTACTTATAGTAACGGAGAAACAAAAGAATATGCTGTAGATGGAAATAAATTCTCAGTGTATGGTTTTGAGCAATATATTGCTACTCAAGTAGGTCAAAAAATTAAAGTAGTATTAAAATATAATCTCTCTTCTAATGAAGTAAATTATATTTCTAATATTGGCACTGAGAGACATGTCTCTGAAATATACGATGCAGTCACACTTAACATAGATGGAAGTTTCAATGTTAAGCTATATGCTTATCCAGTATGGATCGATGCTGTCTCTGGATATAGACTAGAATGGTACATGTATAATTTAGATAGAAATATACATTATAATGTAACACCATATGTCTCTATTAATAATACTGTAAGTGTGTATATTCCTACAGCATATGGTACTTTACAAAGACTCAATGCTCAGGTAAATATTAGAGATGTAAATGCAGCATATAAGAATTATATACATGCACAAACTATCGATATTATTTTATCTAAACAAGGCACTGAGAGATTTAATAACTGGCAAGTAGGATTTAATCCAGATCAAAATCCTAAATTTGGTGTGGATCTATATGCTACTGCATATTTTCATGCAGTCAATAATTGGAAAGTAAAAGTATCGTGCGGGTTTACAACTATAGAGCGATGGATGAATAGTGTGTTTTGGGCAACAAAACCACTTTACCATCCTATGACAGAAATACAAGCGCCTGATCCTACGCATTTTATATTAGTTATAAATGGTGCACGCCACGAATATCCTATTATTAACTGGAATATAGAATTAACTATTAATGGTTCCATATTTAATAGTTCCACTATTTTCTTAGAATTTATAAGAAGAAATACCACTACTGATTTGAATTTAACTGTAGCAGCAATGCCTATTTATTATTCAGATTCAGCCGGTAATCTATTATAAAAGTATATAATAATATAAAATCCAGTAGAGCTCTTTTTAGCTCTACTGGATTTTATGATATACATTTTTAAAAATATAAATATTTATTTAATTATTTGCAGGAGTTAAAAATATGATCGACAAACCCAAAGAAATAGACAATGAACCAGTAATTTATCGCGCATGGGATAGATTACCTATTAATTTTCAAGATGGAATTTATGTAAAAGATATATTACTGCATGATAAAGATGGCAGTAAAATAGTAGGTCATGACCTAGATGGTAAAACTGTTAGAGTGTATGACGTAATTAACGTCATCTCTATAATGAGTAGTTTAAATCAATCTGATATTTACTTACCAGTTAAATTTGAGAAAGGTTTATTGGTAAACGATGATTCTTTTAGTGTTTATCACAATAATAGAATTTATAAAGTATTACCCTCTGAGGTACCTTTTACTACAGTAGAGCAGTTTAATGCTAATCAGTGGGAAGATATTACTTCAAGATATATAAGTGTAAATGGTTCAGGACCAGTGGGTCCTATTGGTCCACAAGGCTCTATTGGTCCCATAGGTCCACAAGGCCCTAAAGGCGATACTGGCGCACAAGGACCAGCAGGTGCAAATGGATTAAATGGAGCTGTTGGTTCTATTGGTCCAATAGGACCACAAGGTCTTAAAGGCGATAAAGGCGACACTGGACCTATTGGTCCACAAGGTATTACAGGCCTTACAGGTCCACAAGGTATACCTGGGCTAGTAGGTGCAGCAGGCGCAGACTCTACTGTACCAGGCCCGCAAGGGTTACAAGGTATCCAGGGTATAAAAGGTGATACAGGCGCACAAGGACCTCAAGGTCCTATTGGTGTCACAGGTCCAAAAGGTGACACTGGTGAGCAAGGTATTCAAGGACCTATTGGTCCACAAGGTTTAAAAGGTGAAGACTCTACTGTACCCGGACCTCAAGGTATTCAAGGAATTCAAGGGGCATCTGGATTAAATGGATTAGATTCAACAGTGCCCGGACCTCAAGGACCAAAGGGTGATAAAGGTGACACTGGTGAGATGGGTCTAAATGGTACAATTGGCCCACAAGGTATTCAAGGTGAAATTGGTCCACAAGGACCACAAGGTCTTAAAGGTGATACTGGAGCAGACTCAACAGTGCCCGGACCTCAAGGTATTCAAGGCATACAAGGTATTGAAGGCCCACAGGGACCTATAGGCCCACAAGGTATTCAGGGTATCAAAGGTGATACAGGGGACCAAGGTCCAATTGGTCTTACAGGTGCAGATTCTGTAGTACCAGGCCCACAAGGATTACAAGGTATACAAGGACCTAAAGGTGATCAGGGTGATATAGGCCCACAAGGTCCTGCTGGTGCAGACTCAACAGTACCAGGTCCTCAAGGATTACAAGGTCTTAAAGGAGACACAGGGGACCAAGGGCCTATTGGTCTTACAGGTACAAAAGGTGACACAGGCGATATTGGTCCTCAAGGACCAATCGGTTTAACTGGTCCCAAGGGCGATACAGGAGACCAAGGTATACAAGGTGTTGAAGGTCCAATAGGACCACAAGGCCTACAGGGTATACAAGGTATAGCAGGGGCAGATTCTACAGTACCCGGCCCACAAGGTATTCAGGGTATTGAAGGTCCTATGGGTCCACAAGGCCCCATAGGACTTACTGGTCCTAAAGGTGATCAAGGCGTACCAGGTGCAGACTCTACAATACCAGGACCTCAAGGTCCACAAGGGGCACCTGGATTAAATGGAGCAGATTCCACTGTACCGGGACCTAAGGGTGACACAGGGGACCAAGGTATTCAAGGACCGATTGGCCCTCAAGGCATACAAGGTATCCAGGGTGTTGAAGGACCTCAAGGCCCAATTGGTATTACAGGACCAAAAGGTGATCAAGGCGACGTAGGTCCTGCTGGTGCAGATTCTGTAGTACCTGGTACACAAGGACCCATAGGTCTGCAAGGCATACAAGGTATTGAAGGACCACAAGGTCCTATAGGACTTACTGGACCTAAAGGCGATAAAGGAGACCAAGGTATACAAGGTGATGTTGGCCCTCAGGGTATACAGGGGGTACAAGGCATTCAAGGTATAGCAGGGGCAGATTCTACTATACCAGGACCTCAAGGACCTATTGGCCCCAACGGTCTTTCTGCATATCAAGTAGCTGCTGCTGATGGATATGCAGGAACTGAGACACAATGGCTTGCATCCCTTATAGGGCCTGCAGGTGCAAATGGATTAGACTCTACTGTACAAGGTCCTCAAGGTCCCAAAGGTGATGCAGGTGATGTTGGTCCTCAAGGACCTCAAGGTATACCAGGAGCAGATTCTACTGTACCAGGCCCTCAAGGATTACAAGGTCCTCAGGGACCAATTGGTCTAACTGGTGCAGATTCTACAGTAGCCGGACCACAAGGTCTTCAAGGCGAGCAAGGACCTCAAGGTATTCAAGGGCCAGCAGGTCCTCAAGGACCTCAAGGTGAGCAAGGTATACCTGGTGTAGATGGTTCAGGTGGAGCAAGTACTATTTATAATAATGTATCTAGATATCAGATGGAGATGGTCAGTGGTCAAACAGTATGGTGTGTTTCTGCTGGCAGTGTTCATCATTCTTTATCATGGAGCAGAAATGCTACTGCTTTAACTATTAATAAAGTATCACATGGCAGAAGTGTAGGTGATAGAGTGATTATCAGAAATGCAAATGCTGATAATTTTAATGGAAAAATTACTTCTGTAACTACAGATAGTTTTACTCTTAATTGTAGTGATACAGGCGCTATCAGTGGCACTAGTGCTGCTTATTCATGTGGATTTAATTATGCGCATGATTCATCTGGTACAAATATTTCAACAGGTACATTAACTGCACCAAATGGATGTGATTTGCAATTACTCTCTCTAAGAGTGTATCTTAAAGCAAATTCTAGAAATGGTACTACATATACAATAATACTGCCTCAATCAGCTACCAATGGTGCTGGTGCAGATACTTCAATGGATAATATTTATGTACCTTCTCAAACAGTGCGTACCGCTGTTGATGGGCTGACTGCTGTAGGTGCTACATTTGTAACAAATCAAAGCTCATTAGGCTATAATAATTACAGATTTGCCGCATTACCAGCAGTAACGTCTGGTATTGTTATATTAATACAATTTTAAAATTAATTTATTAATTTTAAATATAACAAGAGAAGGGTAAAAATGTCTAGATCTACAAGCGGTATTCTATTTGTAGATACATTCACTCCTACTGGAGTAGAAGGTGAATACTTATTTGAGAATGCCAAATACAGTAGCCAAACAGATATTGATGGTAACGGTGCGTATGATCTACAAGTAGGCTTTACTTTGCATTGTTATGCTACAGATATGCTTACCTTTACGGTAATACCTGGAGTTATTAGCAGATATCTCATAACTGAAATAGTTATATCAGATTCATCCACTGTAAGTGGTAAAATAATATGGAACATGCCATCTCAGATATTGGACTATCCGACAAATAGTTCATACTGCATGGTGTCTCAAACTACAACAAATAAAAAGATATCATTACCAGCACCAGATGTGCTTTATCCAGAGTTACAACCTGGATTTACACAAGCAGTGATAGTAAATGATATATCGGATATTATTGATGTACAAAATCCATCAACTGGATCTGAACTTAGAATAGTAGAAAGGATTAATGTTTCAGTAAACGGAAAAAATTCATTTATACTCTCACACGTGGCCGTTAACCCTCAAAACTGTATATTAAGTGTAAATGGTTTAATTTACAGATATGGTATGGACGGTGATTATTTTATCAACTCCAATATCTTGATGTGGACAGATCTATCTTTAGTTTTAGAAACATCTGATATTATGACTATTTCATATAGTTATGTTTGATATGCGGAGATCATGAGGTCTCGTTGAAGTGGGAATACTTTTGCCTAAAAAACAAAGGTAAGTTCAAAGCCATCTGTTATACGTGCTGATGGTTTTTGTGGTTCTTGCAAATACGTACGTTTTTTTCTTTTAAAGGACTTTTCAAAAATGGCTATTACTACAATTCGCGGTGTACAACTTCGTGTTGGTTCAATTGCTCGTGACCGTATTGATTCAGCTTTCGAGGCTAGCTTGGCAGCTATCGAAGGTAACATCACTTCTATTTTCAACACGATGTCAACCGACGCTGAGCGTATGGCTGCTGTCGATGCACTGACCACAGCTTTCCAAAATGCTGACGGTACGCTGCAAGGTATGATCACGACCATGGTCAACGCTACTCGCGTTGGTGCTGGTCTAGAAGCTGATGGTACTTTTGTTCCTGGTACGACTAACTATCTTGGCGCATCAGCTTCTCTGAAAGCTGCAGTGCTAGCACTTGATGCTGTTCTGAAGACTGAAGAAGGTGCTCGTCAAGCCGCTGATACGACTCTGCAAAACAATATTGACGCTGTTGCTGCTGCTAGTAGCGCAGGCGCTGCTGCTGCTTTGGCTGCTGCTGTGGCTGCTCAACTGATTAAAGACACTGCTCAAGACGACGCACTAGCTGCTGAAGTTGCTGCACGTACCGCTGCTGATACTACACTGACCACTAATCTGGGCAATGAAGTTACCGCTCGTACCAATGCCGATACTGCTCTGTCTGATGCACTGGCTGCTGAAGCTACTGCTCGCACTAATGCTGTGTCTGCTGAAGCTACGACTCGTGCTACCGCTGACACTACCCTGCAATCAAACATTGATGCAGAAGCTCTAGCTCGTACCAATGCTGATGGCGTACACACTGCTGCTATTGCTCAAGAAGTGTCTGATCGTAATGCCTCTGTGGCTGCTGAAGCTACCGCACGTACTACCGCTGACACTGGCCTGAGCGATCGTATCACTGCTCTTGAAGGTGCTTCACCATCAGGTCTGACCTATGACAAGATGATCGTGCGTGAAACTCCTGCTGGCACTATCGACGGTGTCAATGCTCTGTTTGTCCTGGCCAACACTCCATATGTTGGTTCAGAGCAAGTGTATCTCAATGGTCAACAACTTGAAGTTGGTGCCGCTGCTGACTACACTATCTCTGGAAAGGACATCACTCTGACTACCGTGCCGCTGCTTGGCGACCGCGTCAGAGTGAGTTATTTTCGTTAATCTAGGCCAAGGCCTAGACGTAGGTGCTGTTTGGGGTGACCCAGATGTCATTTGGGGCGATGTTAATGCTCTATGGCCTTAATGTAATCCTAACTTAAAGCATAAATGCCAGTCTGTAAAAAGACTGGCATTTATTACATATTTTTTATTAGGAAAATACAATGTATTTTAAATATTCTTGGAACGCTAATTTAACAGCCTTGCAATTAGCAGAAGATTTTACTGCTATTGTTACAGGTACAACTGATCCTAATTCATTAGGATTAGGTTGCAGAAAAGATAATACTCAACTGATAGAAAATATAGAGTCAACAGGTTGGTCTTTGTATGATAACAGCACACCTACTAAACCAGTTTTTTTCTGTTTAGATAATGGTGGAAGCATGTACAAATTTGTACAAGCTGATATAGCCACGAATTCTATTGCTTTAAAACTATTTGAATCTTGGAATGCAGATACACATGTAGGCACAAATGCGCCATATGCAGCAGGTGGTATTGTAAATAATGCATTTGCTATAAACACTACAAATCCCGGTAGTGTGTATATATTTGCAACATCTCGGTATTTGATAATAGCTTTGCCATCTGGTCAAGCTAGTATATTTTCAGCAGCACTTGAATTTAGTAGAGATTCAAAAACAGTGGGTCCTACTTACCCATGTGTTTTTCCTTTATCAAATTTAAGTAACTTTAATGCTATACCGGTGGGTGCTGCTGGACTATGCAGAATTAAAAAACCAGATGGAGCAGGGGATAATGTTGGGGCTACAATTATTGGCGGTATAATTAATTTAATGACAATGCCCACTTACGGGGGTAATGCTTATAGTCAGAATTCAGGTCCGTACGGATATGATGATCTCAAACATTTAATTGTGTACCCGATTATAATTGGTTATAATAAGATTAATTATGCTACTATTTTAGGAAAAGCATGTGGGGATATTTTATTAATACCAACACACACAGTACCATATACTCAATTAGATGAAATTTCTATAAATGATAAAACATATGTAATGCTTGTACTTGTTGGTAGCATGACATTTGCTGTACCTAAGGTGTAATATGGCAACACTATTAAACCTCACTGATATAGCAAATAATGATATTGTAATTTATAATACAGAGCCTATTGTAAAGCATACACCTGCTAAAATAGATGCTGCAGATTTATCAATCATTATTTCAGATGGAAGTGAAGTAGTAACTCCCCCACCTACACCTACTCCAAGTACATCTATGTACTGGTCTTAACCAGTACATAGCTATTTTTAAGGAATTATGTATCATGCCAGTTACTACTTCAGCAAATAAAAAACTAAAAATTCCTGGGGGCGGTGTTCTTGATAAAAGATTAGATGATATCACTGCAGTTAAACAATCATTATTAGATATAGATAGTTTACTTTTATTTAGTATAACTGCAAATTTCCCAGGTAATATTTCGCCTATTGTTGGTACATCTAGAAATTATCCTAATAAAGATATTAGCATTAAGGCAGTAACTGCTTGGCTAAGTGAAAATGCTGCTAGTAACGTAGTAGTCGATATTAAGAAAAATTCAATTGTAGTGCAAAGCATTACAATACCATCTGGTCAGCTAAAAGTATCAATTACTCCAAGTAGTGCCATTAACTTGACATCAACAGATTATCTTACTGTTGATATTGTTTCAGGTAGTGGTAAAGACCTAGTAGTCAGAATGGATTACTAATTTTATAATAGTAATAAAAATATTGCAGTACTCAATAATCTGAGTACTGCAATAGCAACCACACTCATTTCAATCAATCATTTATAGGAACCTTTTTTTTATGATTACTGCTTTAGACGGTAAACGTCAGATTAGAGTGGGTACTATTGACCTAGGACGTTTGGAGACAAACTTTCTAAAAGGACAAGACTGGGATATTAATAGTGGCAGTTTAACACCTGCTACTATTACCGGTGTACCAAACCCAGAAGCTAATCTGGACGTAGTCAATAAACAATATGTGGATAATATTGTAGCTGGTGGCTCTGGTATTGGTATTTCTTCAGCAGAAGACGGATCATACGCAGATGGATTATTTTCTGACTTTACACCTATTACTACAGTAGGTACTGCAGTAGATAGATTCAATGAAGTTTTAAAAGCATTAGCACCTAGTCCCGCACCAAATTTATCAAATGTAACATCATCTACTAATGGTGCAGCAGGTAAATTATCTTTTGATGCTACCCATGTTATCGCTGGACTGACTGTTCATCCTTCACAACTTATTAATTCTAGTTATAGTACATCTGGCGCAGTCAGAGGTATTATTAATGCATCTACAAACGTAACTGCTACACTAGCTAATAATATTGCACCTAGCTATGCTAATAGCCGCCCTTATCCAAATCACGCTTTTGGTGATGGTGATAAAGGTAACTTAGTTTTAGAACTTAATGGCACTGTGGTGCATACTACTGATCTTAGTACATTTGCATCAGGCAATAGTTTTAATGCTCAAGGCAGTGGTTTTAATTTAACTTCTGTTGACAGTGTTAAATTTGATAATGGCAATGTTCTTGATTTGTTTAAATATAGAACAGGTTCAGTTATAATTAACTCAGCATCAATGCGCCCTGGGTATAATACTGTAAGAGTGCGTCATGAATATGCTACTGGACTTTATAGAGATACAGGCAGTATTGCTTGGATTGTGGATAACGATACTACTGCTACTAGCTTTAATACTCCTGTACTCAATCAGTTAGCTTTGACTGGTACTAAGTATCTCTCTGGTGTTAAGTATCATACTGGTGGTAGTGCTAAATATAGTGTTACTATTAGTAATGCATACAAATATACTTATTCTGCTAGTGCCAGTGCTATAGCTTTTAACGGTACTAATTGTTCTGCTTCTGCAATGAGTTTACCAGATATGGTAAACTACACTGATATTGTAGTAGTGACAGATAGGGCAGTTACCATTAGTGCAACACGACTGTACAATCAATCGTTTTCATTAACGTCAAGTGTACTGCGTAGTGTGCAAGCTACTCAGACTTCTACTAGTGTACTAATTGACAATATCTTACTTGATAATGTATCAGATGACTCAACTTCTGCCAACGAAACATTCAACGGTGAGGCATATCGCATACATAGTAGTGTGGTGCTTACTAACACTTCTTATGGTGCTGGCGGTGCTGGTGCAAGTGGATACACTTGGGACAGTACTCAAAACCTAGTCAGTGGTGATGCAAACCATAATACTGGTTTGCTTGTATCTGCTGGTGAGCTGACATATCCAAAAGTAACATCACATGCACCCGGTGTTGTGAACGGTAACTTTGGTGCTGTGGTCAATGGTTATGCAGGCAATCCTGATTATAGCGTAGCTACAGGTAATAGAACATATCTTAGATACTTCTATACTTCAGCAGCTAAGAGTAACTTTAGACTCAATGTAACTGCTACTAATACTACCTTTGTATCAGTAGCAACTGGTGCATCTGGTAACAATTTGACTCTTGAAATACTTGCTCCTAACACCACAGTAAATTCTGGTGGTAGTGTGGTATGGAAAGATGCAGTTACCTCTCATAGTGGTAATGACGCTGATGTAGGTTGCTATGCTGCTACCTTTGGTAACAGCAGGCCAACGAATTGGGGCCTTACTTTGGGTACTAAGAACACATCTACTTCTGGTGGTGTGGTCGTAGTAAGAGTTACCGCTGGCGCAGGCTGGACTGGTAAAGTGTCTAGTATTGCCCTGACGTGGCTATAATCAATAAAAGGAGTAAATAATCATGTCTTTTATTGATACGACAAAATCGAACATTGCGTTCAAGTTATCTCTTGGTAAGATCCATACGAATAACAACAGAGAAGTATTTAATGAGCCAGAAGGCTCAGGATTTATTTCAATGGGACAATTTGCATGGGCTCAAGGTATTCATCCATCTAACCCAAGTGATTCTAGTAACTCTGGTATTGTATCGAGTCTACTCACACTAAAATTAGAGGCTGTAAGTGGTACAGATGGCACTGGTACTCCTAGTGCTTATTACTGCAAATTAGGCTCTAGTGTACCTAGTGATTTAGTAGGTAAAATCAATCCTAGAACTGGTGCGCCATACGCTGCAAATGATAGAGTAGGCAATATCATACCAACTGCTGCTGGTATTGCATATCGTCCTAAACTATTTAATGGTGCAGTGGAGACTACTCCACTAGATTCATCAGACTGGTTTATTGATTGTTTTGCAGGTGTAGTCTCACAAGAGACTGATGTACCTGCATCTATGATCAATTATGGTACTACTGGTACAGTACAAGCTTATGTTTACATAGGTAAAACTGTAGCTGATGCTATTATAGGTGTACAAGCTGCTGCTAGTGCTGTTAAGTTCTACGATAAGCAAATGGTAGGCAATGGTGTTACTGGTGATATTGACGGTGTAAATACTGTATTTACATTATCACATACTCCAGACACTAACAGTGATCATGTGTATCTAAATGGTGTACTGCAAAATGCAGGTGCTAATGTAGATTATACAATTACTGGTAATGTAATTAATTTTATTGGCACTACAGTGCCAGTAGTAGGTGATATACTTATTGTTAGCTATCGTACTACATCAGTTTAAAAAATCAAACTTCATCTCATTAAATAGTGCTAGGATACATGTATTGTATCCTAGCACTATGATACTGTAAAAAAAGTCAATCTTATAAAAGAATCTTAATAGGAATAAATAAAATGAAAAATATTAAAATTTTATTGCTTACAGCAGTAATGAGTTTAACTGGTTGTGCTACTCAACAATACAGTGAATATTTAGCAGCTAATAGAGATGTAGCTGCTAAACGCTCTGAAGCTGATATTGAAAGATATAAAGCATTAAGTAGTATTGCAGCTAAAGGTGATACTGCAGCATCAGTAGCTGCTGCAATGGCTCTTGCAATGGGTGTAAATACACAACAACAGCAAATTATTCAGGCACCACAAAACGAATTTCTACAATGGGCATCTGTATTAGTGCCAGCACTCACTCAAGCTTATGCAATAGGTAAAAGCGCAGATGTAGCTATAAATGCATCTAATAATGCAGCAATAACATCTGCTAGTACTACTGCAGGTTTTGTAAACATTGCTAGTAAAATACAAGCACCTACAGTACCCACTCCAGTAGTACCTCAAGCTAATATACAAACAACAAATACTACTACTTTATCTGGCACTGGTGTACTAGGTAGTGGTAGATATAGCATTGATTCACATGACATTAAATCTAGTTATAATCCTGCACCAATAACTACTACTAATACATCAAGCTATAATCCTGATAATAGTACTTCTTCTAATACTAATTCTACTAGCTCACCAGTTATAGTAGGACCTTAAAATTTTTTTAGTTTTCAATAATATTATGCTAGAGGATTATTAGTTTTTCATAAACAATACCTGTAGTGTTTTTAATCATTTTTTACAAGGATTTTTTATTATGACGACCATTTATTATACACCAGATCATGCAGTGCCAATAGAGAATCAAATTAATCTTTTAAATCAGTTCTTAAATAACGTTGCTTATCATACTGCTGTACTTGCTCTCCAAACAAACGCATGGAATGTGTATACACAACACGCTATGTGGCTTTATCTCCAAAACACAGCAAATACGACAACGCAAACTGATTACATGCAGTCACAGGCTATAACTAACCAAATTACTGCGGATACCATAAAGGCACAGCAACAATATTCACAGATTCAAGAAGAACTACAGGGTATTGGTTATTTACCTAGCATGGTTACTGATAAGGATATAACTTTTAGTCATACTAAAGTGTTTGATCTTATCGAAAATTACAGTTTCGATGTCGCTGAGCACCCTTCACCTCCGCCCATTCCTTACGTACAACCTGTTAAGGGCAGGTAAACAATAGAGTTTAATTAATAGCATAAATAGGGATTTAAATCCCTATTTATTATATAGACATAATAAATAGGGATTTAAATCCCTATTTATTATGTCTATATAATATAATTTTATTAAATATATTATATTTTACTTGAGGTATTTATTATGATACTGAATCAATTAATGTTGGGTATTAACCACCCACAATCATCACTAGTTAAAGTATACGCTACATTGGATCCATTGAGTATTGGTGCTAATGTTACTTTGTCTAATAACAACTTAACATATCAATCAAACAATTATAGAAGCGCGCGTGCTAAGGCAACTATAAGTAAGTCTAATGGAAAACATTATTGGGAAATATCAGTAGCTGCACCTGGAAATAGTCAAGGACCACTTTATTTAGGTGTAGGTTCGTCTAATTTAGATGATTATTCCTATGTTTACGCAAGTATAGTTGGAAAATTTTACATTAATGGAGGTAAAGTAGATCAAAAAGAAGGTTATGTTGCTGGTAACATTGTAGGTATAGCATTGGATATGGATAATCATGAAGTGTCTTTTTATAAGAATGGTATTTTTATAAAAACACTTACAGGACTTACAAACACTAGCGTGACTCCTCTAACTTATATAGGATATATTAGTACATGTATTTGTACATATAACTTTGGAGCCACTGAATTTATATATACTCCACCAGTTGGTTACAATGCTGGTTTATACACTAATAGTTGAAACAACAAATATTATACCATTTCCACAGACTGTTGTTTATGATCCATTAGTGCATAGTGGTAGTGTATATTTTGACGGCAGTAGTTATTTATCAGTGCCTACTGCGAACTTTACATTTGAAGCTTGGGTGTATAAAAAACCTGGTAGTTATTTCACTTTGTATGATTCTAGAAGCGGTGCAAATTATTCTAACAACCTGATCAACCTCTTATAATTGGCGCAGGAGGATCACAAGGTGAAATTCCATTTGCTGGATATATTGAAGATCTTAGAATTGTTAAAGAGGCAGTATATACAAGTGCGTTTACACCGCCTACATCTGGTATATTGACGTATTAGTAAGTAATCTTATGCTAGAGGATTATTAGTTTTCATTTAGCACCTATAATTTTTTAAAAGGATATTATCATGATAACAGTAGCCGGACCTGGTTCTCTTGCCCCTCGTGAAGAAGACATCAAAGCTGCAACACGTAGAGCTCTTGTACAAAATGTTTTTGAAACGAATAAAGATAAAGAGAGTCTAATGACTGCAATGTCAGATAACCAAATATCTGTTACTGAACTTGCATTAGCAATGGATTATAAAATAGATGCAATTGCGCATCTTCGTAATATTGGAGTACCTGATGGCTTTATGGGTCTTAAAGTTTGGCCTAAGGAAGAATTAGAAGCCTATTATAAATGGCATGCAGTCACTCCAAATGCACTTAATTTACCAAATATAATGCCTACAATGGCACAGATTCAAGCTATTATGGATCGTGAATTTGCAGCAAACAAAATCAGTCCTGCTCATCAAATTCCATGGCATACACAGGTGGTCATGGAGAATACATCAAACGATATTGTGATTAGTTAGTATTATTAATTTTTAAAGGATATATTTAATATGGCAACTATTACTTATGAACCTATTGTAGGTGCAAGTCTTAATACAAATGTAGCTAATTATTCAAACTTTGTGAATAATGTCAATGCTACTGTAAGTCAACTATTGCTACAAGCTGCAGCATGGCAAAATTACGCTAATGTCTGTCAAGCTCTAGCGTTAGTTGGTTTGTTTGGCACTGGTGCAGCAATGTCAGCAATGGCAGCAGCTGCCACTATGCAAGCTGCTGCATTAGAAGCAGAGGCTAGAAGATTGATATATCAACAATCATTGACCTCTGTTTTCGATGTTATTAATACAGTTACTACAGATAAGCAGCATACAATTGACATGAATAATCAACCAATTTCTGATGTGATGCAGCCAAAAACATTCACTGTGACAGATTTTCCTCCAGCTCCAGAAGTTCCATATGTACCTATTATCAAAGGGAAATAATAAGTTACAGAGTAAAAGTTAATAGCATATTTGCTGCTTAAAAAATAAGCAGCAAATATGTTGTAAAATTTATTATTTATAAATAACAAGGAAATGTCGTGAGTTCAATACACTCTATCTTGCTTATATTAAAGCAAAAAACTCAAGAAGTTATAAATTATGTGGGAATTAGCACACATAATTTTAAAAACAAAATATTCTCTTTATCAAAAAGCACTGTATTAAATGGGAATAATGCAGTTACATCTGCAGATGACGCACTCACTGGTTTAGTTTCATATAGTAGTTTTTCACCTTTAACTGGTTTTAATTTAGTTAACAGCTATAATCATTCTATAGATTTTGATAGAAATTATCCTGGGGTTATAAAAGCTAATCGTGTAACAGGTAATGTATCTAATCTATTATTTACAATAGAATGTTGGGTAAAATTTAAAGCTCCAGCAAATCTTAGTGAAGAGCCAATTATAGCTAATGTAAATTCAAATAGCTCTATTTTGCATTGGATTTTATTTAAAGAAAATGGTGGCACTTTAACGTTCTTAGGATCTAAAACAGGTGCAACATGGAATTATAACATTACAACAACTTATAAGCCAGTTGAAAATACATGGACTCATGTAGCAGTTACACGCGATACTACTACTAGTATGAAAATGTATGCTAATGGCAATTTAATTGGATCGATTGTTTTAGTTCCAACAGATTTGATTTTCAGTGTACCAGGTTCTAATGTAAACCCACTATACATTGGAAGATTTCCTTGGTTTGGTACAGGAGATATTACATTAAATGGTAATATTTTTGATGTTAGAATAGGTTTTGGTGCAGGTGCAAATGTCTATAGTGGTAATTTTACTCCACCGACATCAAGACTAACAATGGCAGCTAACACAAAGTTATTGTGCCTACAAGGTGAGAGTTACATTATAGATAATGTTACACCTACTAATGTTAATTTAGTAATTGAAGGTGAAGTTAAAGTAGTACCAGGAAATCCATTTTCAGTAAATCCAACAAATGATTATTTGCCTTCAGTAAATGGTAGCTCTGGATATTTTGATGGTGCGTCATCTGTACATTTAAATAGTACTGGTGGCAATGGCAGTACATATTTTCCTACACCTACTAGCTATATTGAAGCGCCTGCAATATGTGGACAATTTAGTGGTTCTGCCAGTGTAGACTTTGCTTTTTATTTAGATAATATAAATGTAGGTTATCAATTTTTAGTTAGTAAAGGTGGTAATGTAGACGGTCCTTCTGGGGATTATCAAGGATGGGTAATCTATGTAACACCGACAGGTAATTTAGCATTCATTGCTACGCATATATCTGGTACATGGACTGTTAATTTACAGAGTACATTTTATCCAGCAGCTAAAACATGGTATCATGTCTGTGTTCTTAAATCAAGTACAAATCATACACTATATGTAAACAATGTAGCCATTACTGGTGCACCTGTTCCAAGTAGTAATACGTTTGTTACTACAACTGGTAAAGTTAGAATTGGTTCATACATTAATAATTCAGATAATCATTTTACTGGATACATTAGTAATTTAAGAATATACAAAGGCTCTTCTAATGCAGTAATGCCAATGGCTCAATCGGCCGCTGCAGCTTATGTTAACCTGCTAACATGTATCAATGGTAATAATTTAGATTATTCTCAATATAGCCATACACTTACAACATCAAGTGATTTAGTCATTAGTAATAAATCACAATTTGGTAATTGTAGTTTAAATTCTACTAAAACACCAGTATTTAATATCGAATGTCGTTTTTATCCTACTGTAATGAATACAAATAATGTAATTTATTCAGATATGGATGATACTGGCGCACATGGATCATACACATTAGGGTTTGATAATCTAGGTAATTTTTATGTAAAAGCACACCATAATGCTACAAACATAACTATTACAAAAACTGTATTTACATATAAGAAAGTTATAGTAAATCAATGGAATTATCTTCAAGTTACACACGGTACTAACGGAAATAATTTATTGATAAATCTAAATGGCTACCTCTATGTCTATACAATATATAGACATAGAAATGCAGCAAATCCAACAATAGGCGGTATAGGCAATTCTACAACAGGTGCTTTCACTGGGTATATATCTAATTTTATTATTAGAAATGTAGCCCCTTCATTTACAACATATGGTGTAGCACCAATACCACTGCCTTCTTTTGATACTACAAGTGCTTTGGTATATAGATTTTTCGATAAACCTGATATTTATGATAACACAAGTACAAATACTGTTATTTGTAGAAACTCAAAATTAGTTAAAACACATTTAAGTAATGATAAGTTTTGTATAGATTTAACTGCAGGTAAACATCTTATTATACCTAATATAAATAATGTCAATGTTGGTAGAGATGACTTTACAATAGAAAGCTGGGCTTATAAAGAAAGTACTCAAGCAGATACTGGTACAGGGCATAATGCTATTTATACAAATAGAGAGCCTAGCGGATTGTGGGGTATAACTTTATATATAGAGAAAATTTCAAGAGAGATAAGGTATTGGCAGAATAATGTAGAATATATTACAGGTGCATCTTCGCATATTTTCCCATCTGATAGTTGGAATCATATTGCTATATGTAGATGCTCAGGTGTGCTTACTTGTTATTTAAATGGTGTTCCTGCTGTATCTGTTATTAATCACACAGGTGCATTAGGTATGCGCGTACCTAATACATATATTGGAACTACTCAATGGAACGATCAATTTAACGGTTATTTATATAACTTAAATATATATAGAGGTGTATCTAAATATAATGGTATATTTGATTTACAATTAATTGATAATCCTACAGTAGTATAATAGTTTGGTAGTTAAAAACGAGATAGGGTATGATACTATACCCTATCTCACTTCTCATTTTTTTATAAGGAAACATTTATCATGCCAGTCGGTCAATCAGTAAATAAGAATTATCCATTACCTGGATGCACAATTCAAGATAAGCGTATGAGCGATATTATTGCTATAAAAACAGCTATCACATCGATAGACTCTGATATGGCAGTAGTAGGTACAAAGCACATAGCACAGAATTCAAAATCTACAAATTATACATGTGGTTTAGTTGATTCTGGTAAGCACATTTTTCATCCATCCTCAGACACAGCAGCGCGTACATTTACTATTCCTAGTAATGCATCTGTTGCTTATGATATTGGCACTGCATTAACATTTATTAATGCAAATGGTGCTGGTGATGTTACTATTGCTATTAATACAGATACATTAAGATTAATAGGTGATGGCACGACAGGCTCTCGTGTACTTGCTGCTAATGGATTAGCTACTGCATTAAAAGTAACAGATACAGAATGGGTAATCTCGGGTACTGGACTTAGCTGATTTAATTTATCTCTGGTACTAATTTAACATAAAATTAATAATGATGGTATCTGTTTCTTTTTATAAGAAACAGATACCATTTATAATGTTTATTAAAGGAATAAAGTATGACTACAATGAATCAGGTTTTATTATCTATTAGTAGTAAAAAATCATTTAAATGGAAAACTAGTAATATAACTAAAGCCTGGAATAGTGTGGCTATTTCTGCAAATGGCAATACTCTTATAGGTATTTCTCATTATACCAATCCACCAGTATATGGCAGTGCAATATTAGGTGAATTTCATTTATCTTCTGATGGTGGAAATATATGGGTAAATAAGACAATTTCTACTGAACAAGTCAATGAGGCATTAATATCAGCAGATGGGTCAATAATAATTATCACTGCAGGTCAACAACAGCAAAATGGTAACCGTTTAATTAAATCAAGTAATAGTGGTGGTGCATTTTGGACAGATTATTCTGGTATAGCTAATATTTCTGGTCTAATTAATTCATCAGATGGATCAAAAGCTTTTGGAGCAGTGCCTGGGGTTAGTTCTTTTGCATTTTCTGATGACAGTGGTCAAAATTTTTCTTATAGAGGCGCGCCAGGTATTAGTTCTCTAGGTGTTTCTGGTGATGGTAATAAAATAGTATATACGGATAATAGTTATATTAATTATCTACGTGTTTCTACTAATTCAGGAGCGAGTTTTAATGATCTTTATGTACCGACAACTGATCTTATAATGAAGAAGGTAGTGTTGTCATACGACGGATCTATAATAGCTGCTGCTACTTATGGTGGAAAAATATACTTATCAAAAAACAATGGCGATACATGGGTTTCTAAAGGTGTAAATCGTAACTGGACAAATTTAGTTATGTCTTCAGACGGTAAAGTCTTTGCAGGTACACAGTCTGATGGAAAGATTTTAATATCTAATGATAGCGGTGATACATGGAACGAGTATTGGATAGGTAATAGTTGTATTGATATAAAGATTACACCAGATGGTAAGAAGATTGTTGCGTGTGCTCTAAATGTGCCAATAGCAATTGGTAGTTGGACATAATATTTTTTTATTTAGTATATCAGCAGTATTTAAATAGCATAAGCATAATACACTATTGCTATAAACAGCAATAGTGTATTATGTCCTGTGTATTTTTCACTTATAAAAAACACCGATCATATGGATATAAAAACCATTATTCTTTTTGTAGGATAAAAATGCCACAAACAAAAATTAAAATATCACAAATAGACACATTAGGTTCTGGTAATATTGCAACTGATATGGAAGTGACTGAACTATTAGATAGTCATGTCAGTTTACCAAATCCTCATCCACAGTACATCGTCCAAGATCCAAACAATATGATTGTATTTACCATTAATGCAGCAGCTATAATGGATATAATTCAAAATATTAATTTGGATGGTGGCGTATATTGACACAAATTAACTAAACTATTTTTAATGAAGTATTTAAAATGGCAAATCAAATTTTACTAAAACGCTCTGGTGTAGCAAATAAAATACCAGCTACTACTGATTTAGCAATGGGTGAGTTAGGTGTAAATACTTACGATGGTAAGATTTACATGAAAGCTAATCAAGGTAGCTCTGATTACATTGTAGATGCTACTGCTAATCAGCTTATTACTGTAGCAGGTGATGTGAGTGGTAGTGGTACTACTGCTATTAATTTAATACTAGCTAATAGTGGCGTAACTGCTGGAAACTATGGCTCGTCTTCATCTATCCCTGTTTTCTCAGTAGATGCAAAAGGCAGAGTTACAAGTGTAGCTAATAATGCAGTAACACCTGCTAGCATTGGTGCAGTAGCTACTACTGCATTAGGTGCAAATAATGGTGTAGCTACACTAGATGTTACTGGAAAAGTACCTACTACGCAACTACCAGCTAGTGTATTAGGTGGTATGAATTATCAAGGTACTTGGAATGCATCTACAAATACTCCAGCTATTGTAAGCAGTGTAGGTACTAAAGGTTTTTATTATAAAGTCTCTGTTGCTGGTGCTACTAATATAAATGGTAATTCTAGCTGGACTGTAGGCGATATGATCGTCTATAACGGTACCGTTTGGGATTTAGTACAAGGTGGCAGCTCTGATGTCTCTAGTGTATTTGGTAGAGTGGGTGCAGTGACTCTTGCCTCTGGTGATGTCACTGGTGCATTAGGATTTACTCCTTATAATTCTACAAATCCATCTAATTTCATTAGTGCAAACCAAAACATATCCGTAACTGGAGATGCAACTGGTAGTGGTACTACTGCTATTAATTTAATACTAGCTAATAGTGGCGTAACTGCTGGTACTTATAATAATACTTCAACATCAATTACACCATACACAGTAGATGCTAAAGGTAGAATTACTGCTACTGGTGCATCAGTGACTATTACCCAAGCATGGGGTTCTGTTACAGGTAAACCTACTACTGTATCTGGTTATGGTATCACTGATGCAATGACTACAGGTCAAGTAATTGATGGTGGCGTTTTTTAGGCAATAGATTGCGGTCATAATCAATAATCTCATCTCTATGTATTATAGAGATGAGATTATTACAACGGTGTAAAATATGGCAAATCAAATTTTAATTAAAAAGACAAATGTACAAGGAAAAGTACCAGCTACTACCGATTTAGCTTTAGGTGAATTAGGACTAAACACCTATGACGGTAAACTATTCTTTAAAAAGAATGTGTTAGGAATAGAATCTGTTTTAACATTAGATCCAAATCCTACTTCTATTTATAGCTGGAATACTATTATAGATAAGCCTACCACTATAGGTGGCTATGGTATTACAGATGGATATTCTACTTCTACAGGAGTACCATGGAGTGATATTACAGGTATACCTACTATACAATCAGATTTAACTGAATGTATACCCGTACCTGCCACATCTGGTACTAGTATTATTCCATTTGATAATACTACACCGTTAATTACAGAAGGTACTCTAATTGCTACAGGCAACTATGTTGCTTCTAAAGCAAATAGTAAAATGAAAGTAAGTGGATCTATATTAGTATCTGTTACTTCTAATAATAGAAATATAATATTATCATTATTTAGAAATACTACTTGTGTAGGTGTAGCTACACTGTTCATAGCTTCTGCTAATAGAAATCAATTATTTTCTTTTCTTTTATCTGATTTGAATATGGGTAGCACTTTTGGGTCTACTGTTAGTTATACAGTTAGAATAGGTGTAAACTCTGCTACTACTTGGTATGTTAATAGACAAGCTAGTGCTATATTTAATGGTTTATTAGTAAACAATAGTATTGTATTTTCGGAGTTTATATGAATTATATTGAAGCAATTAGTATCGGTTTTCCTGGTGTAAATTGTCATAGTGTAGGAACAGATGATACATACGAGAATATAGTATATGATTCTGGTTTACCAGTACCTTCCAAAGAGACATTAGACGAGTGGATATTGTCTAATCAAAGCAAGGTTAATGGTACTAGAATTACTATATTAGCATTTAGAAATAGATTTACTAAAACTGAAAAGATTACTATAGA